TATACACCTAAGTTAAGTAATTCGATTAAGAACTTCTTACGAGCTGTATCAGTTGCGGTCAAGAACTCTAGCGACGACACTGAGCTTTGATAAACGATTTGGCTAAAAGTCTTATGATCGTAACCTAAGACTTGTTCAATAGTTTTGTAGGTAGCAGTCGCAGTATGGCTACTAATATCAACACCACTCCGGGTGAGCTTGATAGTACTAGAAGTACTGGTCCTAGTTGTCCTAATTCCATAACTTACTCCATCTTTATCAAAATCTAGTTCAATAAAGTAATTTTTATCTTTAGTATATCGGTTAAGAATGTCTGCCTTCTTAATCTTCTTGGAGTTCTGGTTGTACAAAACTTCTTCGATTATCAAAGCTATGGAACTCTTACCGTGCCCATTCTTACCTACGATCTGCGTTAGAGGGCTACCGTCTAACTGAATAATATTAGCGGGGCCGTAGGAGAACGCGTTACCCCATCTAAGTTGTTGAAATATAATCATTCTACGACAATCTTATTCATATTATTATTTAATACGTGAAGTACATCTTCTACTGTATTATCCGACAATTGAAGAATGTAGGAGAGGTACTCTCTAACTTCTTCTTGTATCGTCATTTTAGGGTCAAGTATTAGAGCTGTATCAGTCTCGCGCTTAACAACTTTCTTGTCGATTAAGTTACTATCAGCTAAAGCACCTAACTCAGCCATATCACCCTCAATCTCATAGATTGTGTGATGATACTCTGTAGCAGGCATATCGTCTCCAGCCTGAATAGTCTTACGAATCAGTTGCGGGAGTTGGAGTTTAACCCAAGAGTGCGTAAGCGTCTCGCTATCGAGGATAATAATGCCAGTATCCACCACATTCCTGTGAAAGCTAGTAGTACAAGGGCTGCCCGGATAGAGGATATTGCGTTGAGAATTTTCATAACTGTGTAAGTCTCCAGCTAGAACTACATCCCAGCGGTTAAATAAGTCTAAGTCCATTTCTGGCTTAACGTGTGGCGGTATTTCTCCGCGTACATGAGTAAAGCAGATATTACCGTGTGTTAGGTGTGGAGCTTTTTCAAACTCTTTTAGCTTGTTATATGGAATAAAGTCCATATTATCAATGCTATGGTAGTCATCAATGACTGTGACCAGCTTATTAAGTCTAGTAGTACTTTTCTTTAGATATGTAAAGAATGTAGTATCTTTCTTCAAAGCTTCGTGATTTCCTGCATAGATAATGCAAGGGATGGAGATAGATGCTACTAGGTCAAAGTAAACTTCTAGTTCATCCATTGTAGGCATACGGTCAAAAACATCACCACCTAGTACTAAAAGATCGCAATCTCTTTGAAGTACTGATAGCTGTGATATAAACATTTCGTATCGTCGTTTAGCCCACTCAACTGGCACATTCTTTTGACCTAGCTTAATGTGCAAATCCGCTGTGAATAGAACTTTCATCGCCATTCCTCTTTATTGCATATATTACAAATATACAGACTATCATTATGGCCATGCCCTTCATACTGCCAGTCATGCTCACACACTTCTTGCAATGCTTCTACAGCTTCTTTATAATTAGTAACGACTTTTTCGGCTGCTCGTTGCTTTTTTAATAATTCTTTAATAGTGTTTTTCATAGTGCAAAAAGCCCCTGCATATTTCTATGAGGGGCTGATGTTATTTAGGCGGAAAGATCGGCTACAGATTCTGCATCAGTACCCGAAGATTCTTCTTCTTCAGCACCTGCGGTAATACGCTCTAGAGTAGTCTTAACTTCCTCAGGAGTAGCACGAATGAACTTAGCATCAATAGTGATTGCTTCAGCTACAGCAGCCAGTTCGGCAGCAGAGAGAGCGCGCTTTTTACAACGCAATACACTCAAAGTGTACTCAACATTGAACGGCAGTGGGCCGGTCTTTTGACGCTTGAATACTACATCCCAACCGTCTTTAGTATCTGTAGGATCGCCCAAGTCTTCAGCAGCAGAGCAAATCTGCTCAAACAACTTCTTTTTCAGATTTAACACAACTACTTTACCATCGACTAGAGCGTTAACGCTGTAGCTCCATGAGCACTTCTTATCTGGGAAGAATGCTGGAACGTGATCGACTTCGGCATTGGTAAACTTTTCTTTTTCACGGTCAAATGCCAAGCACTCAACTGGAATATCTTTGTTATTGCTACCTTTGAGCCAGTAAACATAACGTGGCAGGATACCGCCTACGATACGAACTGTATTTTCACCGTCTTTGTATGCGTAAGACTCGTGAGAATTTTTAACTGCTTTGCCTTTAGTTGCTGAGAATGCTAATGCCATGATTTGCCTTTTATTTAAAATTAAAGAATACTACTCATATTTAAAGAGTATTTCTGATTGTGTTATGTTTAATAACGGATTGTGTTTAATTACATCTAGTAATATATCGGGATAATACGAGAGCTGTAGAGCTTTATATCGGTATAGCTTATAAAGGCTATAATCTCTACGACCTGCTAACTTAACGTACTGGATTTTAAATAATATATCCGTAGACTTGTCGCTAAACAAATCAAGTGGATTTAATAAATAACTTCCACCAGCTAAAGAGACTTTAGAAGGTTTGTACTTAGAATATTTTGAAGGAAGTCTCTTTGAGAAATGGTACTCTAACATAGCCATAAACTTATTAGAGTCATTATCAGATTGGGACTCTAAAGTTTGTAGGTTAAAGAAGAGAGCCATATTACCTTTGGAGAACATCTATTATATCAAAAAACGGAACGAAGTACAAGTGTAAATTTTTTAATCAATTATAAGCATTGCTTATAATCCTTGTACTTCCCAACCCTTACGAGCATAAAATGCCTGTCGATCACGGTTTTGTTTGCGATCACTAGCACCACTAAAGTTCATATCTAGTACTAGAGGAGGAAGTTTGCCCTCATACATACGTTGAATACGACCAATAATCTGCTCTAGTAAAGAGTCATTAGCAATTGGGCCAGCTAAGATTACACAGCTAAGGATATTGATTGAGATACCTTCGGAGAAGATTTGCCTACTTCCAGCAATGCAATCTTTTTCACCTTCTTCAATCTGTCGCTTAAGTTCTGTACGTTCTTCATAGGTTGTACCACCAGTAATGCACACACAGTTTTCGCCAATTAGTTCTCCTACTTGTTGTAAAAATTCTACACGGTCAGCAATAATGAGTACTTTATGCCCCTTCTCAATCTGCATACGAGCAGCGTGAGCAATGAACTTCTGGTAATCTGGATCATAAAGAAGAATATTCATCTTCTTTACCCAAGGTTCGCCCTGTGCCAGGGAAATTCCAGTCTTTACGATACGCACAGTAGGTGTCAACGTATGAGACTGAGGAGGCTGATACAGCTTAGGGCCGAAGAAGTCCTTAAACAATATATGCTTGCCATCCTTACGCATCATAGTACCGCTAAGACCAATTTTATATCTAGCGTACATACCATCAATAAAAGCGGTAAAAGTAGTCGCAGGGCAGTGGTGTGCCTCATCAATAATGATTGTACCAAACTCTTTAGCAATCTGAGGTATCATCTTGGTTAGTGTTTGAATATTGCCCACTACAATGCTATGGTCAATATCAAAGTGGCCGGAGCCAATTACTCCAGCTTTCATTCCAAAGAGTTTCTCAACGTCTTCGCCCCACTGATCTCGTAGCATAGTATTATGACATACTACTAAGGTCTTTTGACCTAGCTTACGAGCAATATGCAATGCCGTGTAAGTTTTACCCCATCCCACCATCGCATTAATAAAACAAGTATCATCTACTTCGTCATAAACTGATTCTTGTTCTTTGCGTAAATCTAAAAGTGCGTTTGGAAAAGGCAGTTCATGTAAAATCCTTTTATCAATGATTTCATAGTTTTCAGGAATTAAATCCTGTCTGCCTACTGGAATTGCAATAATAGTTTTGCTTATTAATTGGTAATTTTTGATAATTTCAAATTGACTGAAGTGAGTAGCACCTGGGATATTTTTTTTAATTTTGTATGTTAACGTTTTTATAATACTTCGCATTAACTCAGGCTCACAGTCTAGGTATATTTTGTTTGATATTACAGCTTTAGGCATTAAACTTTTCTCCATGTACTTTTGTACTTTTTATCGTAAAATCCATACAAGATTTTATTCATACCAAACTCTAATATACCTACATGAGTTTTGTCGTCCTCAGGCTTATA